GAGCAAACTCAGAATCAAACACTTCAGGGTGATCTAACAGCCAATTCAGTGCTGTGCATTGCTGCTGCCAACGTTGCACATGATCCAGACACTGATCAAACACAGCGAGTTCTGGAGGTAGCAACACCCAAGCTGTGGCCAGTCCCTGTTGTTGAAACAGTGCATGCATGTTTGCACCACCAAACGGCATCGCCCAACGTTGGTGCAGAAAACATCTCAAAGACTTCTCATTCAAACTCAAGATATTGTTTTGCCAGGTGCTTTCCGGATACACAATCACATGGTGCTGCCTAAAAGCCGGAAAAAATCTATCGTAGAATTCTAGTTGCCCGAATCTTCCAGCAACACCCATGGGCAGTGATGGCCATCTTTGTTCAGGAGGTTCAGAATTGGTTTGATGGTTACAGTATTGTGTATTAAAGTATTCTCTGGCTTGAGTATCATAGCTGTCTTCGTACCACACAAACTTGGTTTCACTCACACTGTGATTGTGTAAGATATTGTGCTGCGCGAGTCTAGGCACCTGAGATCTAAGTGTGCAGGTTATGTGTTCACGCCAACTCCGGTTGCGTCCGTTGATGTAGATCATTGAACCCCGCAGCGGTGTTGGAGTTTGATATTCACGGCTGGGCGCAAACATTGGCTCTATATAGGCACGACGATGATAGTTCCAGTGCAGCATAGTGGTTATGATTCTTGAGTGTAACCGCGAATACCTAAAATGATCAGGATGTAACAGACTATTGCACACCAAAAAACTGTGCTGATGTTGGTAAAGAATTTGATACATGATTTCAGTGCCTCGACCAAAAGCTTCATCGGCATTGTCTAATAACACCAAGTGATAAAGGTCTAGATCATCAGGTGCTGAGTCTGGCATACTCAAGAACAGAATGTTTACTGTGTCTGGTTGTGGTGGTTGGTAAGCAATAGCAGGCGTGTTTTCATAATTACTGCGCCATTGTGCTTCTGCCACAAACAAGTCAAAAATCTCTTGACCAAAATAGTCTTGTCTATCAGCGGTCACAGATAATGAGATCATCGGGCACCACCCCATTTAAGAGCAAAGAAACTGGCAAATGCAGCGTCTTTGAATTCAAAGTGCAGTTCGTTTATTGCATGTTCAAAAGACCAGGTATAGTCAATTGCAATATCAAGTCCATGCTCTCTACACCAGTGACTAAGCTCTACTCCTTTTTGTGCTCGCCAACCCAGAGCAGTGTCGTTGTAATTGTCAAGGTTTATCTTTACCAAGGTCAAAGTCCAGCCTCACTGAGTATATGCTTGCACCACTCTACGTCAGCAGGGAAAGTTTCAAACTTACGATTCCAAAAATCAGGGTCAATAATAGGAAGAACAATGGCCAAGCCATCCGAGTTAAGGCTGCCCAACCAATCAACACCGCTGGCACAGTTATACACAACCCAAGGACTAACACGACCAGTGGTAATATGATGACAGATCCTATTAGTATTACCGTACCTAAAATAGTGATTAAAGCCAGCAAGGCCACTGTTTCCGTCAGCATAGTCTTGCATTTCTCGGAGTGCTCGTTCCAAAGCATCTTGCACTGACTCCACACGTACATACTCATTCAACCACTCTCCATAATAACTGTCACGACACCAATAGTCAATTCTTCGATTGTTCTTGAGCAACCACTCCATGAACAACAATGGATTAATCACTCGAGAGTCAACGCAATACCTTCCAAATTTTACAAAAGCACGATAATAATTGCTGGCAGCGAAATCTTCAAAGCCCTTGAGGCGAGAACTGCCTTGGTGAAATTCATAAAACTTTAGATAGGCCATAAGCCCTAGTTGTACGCCACGCTCGTCTCGTTCACGCCAGCGACGTTTGGCTTCGCACAGATGTACTTCTAGACTGCTTTCACGACGAAAAGTTTTATTACAGAATGAGCAGGCATGTGTTGCTGCATCTGTGATCACTTGTCTACTCCATGATCACGCAGCAGTTGATTGTATTCATCATTGGTCATCACAGCACATAGAGTGTCAAGATCGCTGTTTTTTAAGTTTGGATAGATCTCAGACAAAAACTTACGTCTTGCCGAGTTGCTGCTTTCTTTTTTCTTAGGCGCGATCCAATTATGTCGCTGTGCGCCTAGTCCTGGGCTTACTGAAGTTGCCATGAGCCATTGCAGTTTGGGATGGCGGTTCACAGCAAAAAAATGTTTGTTTAATCTTTCATTAGTGGCAATCACATAAAACTTCTGTAGGTCTGCACTGCCTTCCACAGCACTACCCCAACGTATCATGAGATAAGGTGAAAACTTTTTGCGTTCTTCTTCGGTAAGGCTGTCATAGAAAGCACGATCTTTGAGATCAAAACATCGCATTTCATTGCCTATGTTGAGTTTGTCACTTACAGGAGCACGTGGTTTTAGATTGGAACTGTTTGTACTTTTTTTAGCCATTGCTTATGATAACATTCTAAAAAGGCTTTGTCAAAATCATCAAGATCAATCCAGTGATAAAGGTCCTGCATGGTTTGCAGATATTGATCCGTGTGCAACAATGCATCAGCATCAAAGTTCCAGGTTTCAAACCTAGCGCATAGTTTGTCTTGCTGAAGTTTCACTGCACGATCCATGCTTTGTTTGGCCTGTGGATGTTGAATGTATCGAAAAATATCCCCTTGGCGTAGGTGCAGTAATTCCTGTTGAATACCACGATCCAACTCGCAGAACTGTTGGTAGGTTTCTGGAGGCTGATTGGGCCATGTGGTATCACGAATGCTGTTCCAAAACTGTTGCAGTGATTCTCTGTTGTAGTTGACTTGCCGCCAGTCTAGAAATTGATCAGTGTTAACAAATCTTATTATTCTAGCATGTGTCCAAACTCTCAAGCTGGCTTCAAGGTGTCCTGTGTCATGTACATCAACAAACCATGTAAATTTAGATTCGCACAGTTCGGACATCACAGGGGTCCAAGGCCAATACTGTGCAGAGCTGATTGGCGCAGAGATATACATGCGCTCGTTGACTCCTGTAAGCGTATCCGCCCCAAGATGTAGATCCTGCCAACGTCCGCTTTCTTGCTCTAATCGTTGAAGTATGAACTCTTGTTTTTGCTCGGATGACAAGTTATTATTCAATTGCTTTTGTGCCATGCCAGCATGCTGCATCACAGCTCTGCGACTCACTGCCATGCTGTTTATCACAAATTTGCCACCAGCACCCCAAGGGTACAACACAAAAACCACGTTGGGGTTGTGAAAATCTATAGCAGCACGAGGCCATCGTGGAGTTACCATGCTCGTCTGTAGTCCACTACTTCGCAGTTGCGAGAAATATCCTTGACAAAATACACACAGGGTGGTTCTGGATCATCATTCAATGGCACTGCTAATAACTGTCCATTCTTTAGTTTGGGTGAATACCAGTTCACATCGTGATACACGTCAACTATTTCTATGGGAGGAAAACTTGGTCTAAAACTAGTCAATGGATTGAATTCAAACACATTGAATCCTCGATCATTTATTTGAGTAAGTGGCAACACTTCAAGGTCACCAAAGTCTTTTTCTCCTATCAACACTTGCCAATCTACAGGCATCTTGATTTTATGATCACCAATGCGTAGTACCAATGAAGGGGAGTTGAAGCTTTCTAAAAATATCAAAGGAATATAATGATAGTCTGGGTCGCTGGGATTGCTGTTGTCTAGTATTGCAAAACGTAAATCGTCAACTTGTTCAGGCAGCGTGTTCAGATCGTAAGAGCAGTTGTCAAGGGTTAGTATTTTCATAAGAATATTATAACACTATTTTTGGCCACGCTGCAACCTGATCGTGAATTGATTTGCACTGTAGTATCAACTCTCTAATATGATTTAATGGTATCATGTTTGGCCCATCGCTGGGAGCCGAATCAGGGTCTTCATGAGTTTCAATAAACAGTGCATTTACTGATCCTGTGGCCGCTGCTGCTCGGGCGAGGAAGGGTACCATCCCGCGATCCCCGCCAGAACTCGTTCCCAATCCTCCTGGTTGTTGAACACTATGTGTGCAGTCAAATACCACGGGATAACCAGAGCGTGCCATGATAGGTAGACTACGCATGTCAACCACAAGATTATTGTATCCATGTGTTACTCCTCGTTCGCATAGTAAGATTCTATTGTTGCCAGTGCTAGCGACCTTTTCTGCTGCACGAGCCGCATCACCGGGTGCCATGAACTGACCTTTTTTGATATTAACCACAGCACCTGATTCACCTGCTGCCAATAATAAGTCTGTCTGTCTGGAAAGAAATGCAGGTATCTGTAATACATCTATACCAGCAGCAATACAAGTACTGGCTTGATCAGGATGGTGAATATCTGTAAGTGTAGCCACATTTAGAACCTGTTTTACACCGTACATAATATCCATGCCTTCTTTGATTCCAGGACCTCTTTTAGTGCTGATACTAGTACGATTGGCTTTGTCAAAACTGCTTTTGTAGATAAAGTTTACTCTTAACTCTTCACAGATCTTTTTCAAGGCTGTGGCCATCATTAATGCATGGTCTAGACTTTGAATTTGACAAGGCCCTGCAATCACTGTCAAGGGCTGGCCTGAGCCAATGGCAAAATTGCCAACAGGTACTGTTATTTTATTTTCATCCATTCGTGTTTTTCATGTGTAAAAGGATACCGTGCATCACGGTAGTAGGCCTTGCGTTTAGTTAGATGTCTTTTGGCGAACTTGCAGGTGGATGTGATATCCCAGATTTGAACAAAGTCTTTGTCTTCTGCTCGGCGTATTCCCCGCCCAATGCTTTGTATAACTCGTACAAAAGATTTGCCAGGCTCAAGTAGAACAAGATTAAAAATGCGGGGAATATTGATACCAACAGCAGCAACGCCGTAAGTAGCGACGATGATTTTGTCTGTTGCCTCTGCCACTTCGTCATAGTGTTCCTGTCTGTCCCCTGCCTTGGTGGACCCTGAAATGAAAACTGCATTGGGCAATCTATTTACCAGCTCTTGCCCTGCTGCAATGCGATCAACAAGTATCAATGTGTTACCTGTTTGTGTGATCTCTGTGACCAAGCCTGCAATAGCATCTAGTCTACCACTCTCTTCTAGTAGATATTTGAGTTCACTTTGATAGTTGCTGTACTCAACATGATCTACCAGCTGCACAATGTTTACATGACACTGAGCTAGAACTCCTCGCTCTTGTAGCTCGGCTGCGGCTAGATGACTCACAGTGGGACCAATACTGACCTTGAGTGCTTGACTTTCGAATTGTTCCTTGGGTATGGTGCCTGTGAGTCCCCAGCGGATAGGTACCTGACTCATCACACCTGTGAGCAGAGTCTTTAGAGCATCTGCCTTGGCCATGTGTACTTCGTCAACAATCACGCATATCACATCTTCAAGAAAGTCATGAATAGTGATTTCTGCCTGAGCATTTTTGGTATTCTTCAGCAGCACATTTAGACTTTGCCAGGTGCATATGGTGTGCTGACGTCCAAACTCCTTGCGGTCACCAAAGTATACTCCAACATCAAGACCTAGATTCACATAGTCTTTTTCGGTTTGTGTAACCAGACTTTTGTTGGGCACAATAATAATACTACGTCCATAAGGGGATACTGAATGACTCAAGGCCGCTGTCATGATAGTTTTACCAGCACCCGTGGCCACTTCTTGCAAACACTGTGGATTGGCCAAAAAGTCATTCACAATGTTCACTTGATAGTCGCGTAGCAGTATGGGCTCGCCGGCCTGTGGATGTCCTTTGGGCCAGGTTAGATTTGAAAATGTATGTTCATTGATGCGTTCAAACTCAAAGTTTCTACGATATTCTCGTTGATCATCTAGTTCAAAGTCATAGCCCATTTCATCCAATATAGGAATGATATCAGGCAGTAGATTCACATAGGTGCTACCACCCAACTGAAAATAAGCAACTTTGCCGTCCCAGCGGCCTAGCCTCACCGCAGGAAGATATCGTGCATAGGGAACATCATATTTGAATTTGTTGACCAGGGTGCGTCTTGCATCAAGTTCTAGTCCTTCGATCTTGACATTGACTTCATCGCGTATGGTAAGTTTGGCGTAGGGCATTGTGTAATTGTATGACGCTTATTTACACAAGTCAAAAAAATAGGCACCAAAGGGTGCCTATTAAAAGATTGGACCGGAGCAAGGGTCCAACCAAGTGGGACCGAAGTCCCACGGAGCAATCAATTGTGTCGCATGCAGGTGCTTTCTGCCAGTGTCTGCCAGTTACTGGAGACCTTGGTAAGATCAGCAAGTTTCAGTGCCATGCGCAGACTGATCTCACGCAGTCTAGCATGGTTGTCTTGCATGAACTGCACAATCTGTTCGCCTTGCTCAGGCGTAAAGTCGTAGTCTTGGAACAGATCGCCTTTGCGGAAGATCTGTCGAATACGCAGGATCTTGTCACGTGTGGTGTCCAAGGTCAGATCCAGAAAGTGACAACGACTCTGTAGTGCTTCCAAGTGGTCTTGCAGTTTCTTGGATTTGATGTTGTCAAACTTGAGGTTGGTAATAAAGATCACCGAACCTTTGAAGTCAAAACTGTCTGGGATACCTTCGCGACGCAGCAGAGCAGAGTCAGCGTTCCAGTGGATACGGCGCTTTTTGCCTGAATCCAATGCGGCCTTGAGAATGTTCAGTGCAAGGTCGTCCAACAGGATGCTGTCACAGTCATCAAACACCAAGACATTCTTGGGATCACTGTGTCGATACAGCGTTGCATACAAGCCAATGGGTGTCATAGCACCCTTGATAACTTCGTACTTGATCTTGCGACCGCTCATTTTGTCAAACAAGCCGGCCTTTTCCAACTGGTATTCAACGCCATAGCTCTTGCCCACGCCCGGAGGACCTTGCACAATCATAGCACGAATGTCGCCATTGATTGAGGCCTTGGTCATGTCGTCTAGTATGTTGAAACGCCGTTCAATACGGTCCATGACTTCTTCGTCAGTTTCTACCTTGGTGCTCTTGGGCATTTCCAAAACGTTTGTGCTCACGGGTTCTCCTGTGGTGTATTCAATACTGTCAATTCCGTTGACCCTAATTCTAACAATATCAAATTCTGGGCCAAACACGCCATCTGATTTTACTGTAACAAAGCCGCCCTTGCGACCAGTTTGGAAGCCCTTGACCAAAGCAAAAGTTTGGTTTACCACACGTTGATTGCGGTACACTCCCTGCTTGACAATGATTGTGCTCATTTGTTGCTCCTTTTGTAATATTTTACGTTATGTAAGTATTATAGACAAAAGGAATTAATTGGTCAACCAAGAAAAAACCCTAGCAAATACTAGGGTTTCTTGCTGATTTTGCAACCAAAAACGTTGTTAGGTTATTAAGTTATAAATCATGACCTTGAATGCTAGTGTGCTGCCAGCTGGTACTTGATAATACCAAGCACCCTGACTGCCTTGCTGGCGCTGAATGATCACAGGCACACCGTCCAAGGTGACTTCATACTTGGGATCGTCGTGCTGTGCAGGATAGTCCGGGGTAGGAAAGCCAAAGTTCTCTGGATCTGGAATCACAGGAGTTTCATCATTTACACTCAATGGTGGACTTGTAACATCAACAACAATGG